TACAAGGGTCGCAGACGACCAAAAAGCAGCCGGTAAATGGTCAACCGGGGCAGGTGGGCAGTACTACGCCGCCGGTGTCGGCGGTGCACTTGCTGGGCGCGGCGCTGATTTATTCGTTATTGACGACCCTCACTCTGAACAAGACGTAAAGGTCAATTCCCGGCTGGCGTTTGACACCGCATGGTCGTGGATGCAGACCGGGCCACTGCAACGGCTGATGCCGGGCGGGGCAATCATCATCGTGATGACTCGGTGGTCGCTGCTGGACCTGACCGGACGCCTGATAACGTATCAAACCAAGAACCCAGAGTCGATTCCGTGGGAAATCGTGGAGTTGCCCGCCATCCTGAACGAAGACACGCCGCAGGAGAAGTCACTCTGGCCCGAGCAGTGGACGTTGGAGTCCTTGAAAGCCACCAAGGCCAGTATTGACCCCCGGTACTGGAACGCCCAGTACATGCAGCAGCCCACATTGGACAACTCGGCGCTGATTTCCCGCAAGAGCTGGCGGATTTGGACGAAAGACGACCCGCCCCAGTGCGAATACATCCTCCAGAGCTGGGATACGGCGTTTGAGACCAAGACTACGGCTGACTACAGCGCTTGCACGACGTGGGGGGTGTTCTACAACGAGGAAGAGGGCAATTCTCCCCAGATTATTTTGCTGGATGCCTTTAAAGACCGCATGGCCTTTCCCGAACTCAAGCAAGTGGCCCTCAAGCACTACAAGGAGTGGGAACCAGACGCGTTCATTGTGGAGAAGAAAGCCGCGGGGGCTCCACTCATTCAAGAGCTGCGCCAGATGGGTATACCGGTGCAGGAGTTCAGCCCCAGTCGGGGCAACGACAAGATGGTGCGCGTCAATGCGGTGGCCGACTTGTTCACATCAGGTAAAGTGTGGGCTCCCGATTCGCGCTGGGCGCGTGAAGTAATTGAGGAGGTCGCGGCTTTCCCGGTCGGCGAAAACGACGACTATGTGGATACTACAACACAAGCCCTGCTGCGCTATCGACAAGGCGGCTTTATTCCGTTGGATTCCGACGAGCGGGATGAGCCAAAGATTTTTAGGCGGCGTGCAACCGCGTACTACTGAAAGAAATAAGTATGGCTACCAATGTCGACAAAGGGTTATATCAAGCACCACTTGGCATGGACGACCTTGCCGGGGACGAAGAACCAATCGAGATTGAGATTGTTGACCCTGAAGAAGTCAACATCCACGCCGGAGACCTCGACATCTCCATCCACCCCGGTGACAACATGGACGACTTCGGCGCAAACTTGGCCGACCTGATGGACGACGGTGACTTGCAAGAGCTTGCAAGCGAGCTGTCCAGCGACATTGACAACGACAAGGCCAGCCGCAAGGACTGGGAGAAGGCGTACACCGAAGGCATCAAGCTGTTGGGCTTGCAGTACGAAGACCGCACGGAGCCGTGGCAAGGAGCCAGCGGTGTGTTCCACCCCATGATTACAGAGGCTGTGGTGCGCTTCCAGTCGGAGACCATCACCGAGATGTTTCCCGCCCAAGGGCCTGTACGTACAAAGATTGTGGGTAAAGAAACTCCCGAGAAACTCGAAGCCGCGCAACGTGTCGAGGCTGACATGAACTATGAGCTGACCGAGGTCATGCGGGAGTTTCGGCCCGAGCAAGAGCGCATGCTATGGAGCTTGCCTGCTACGGGTTCAGCGTTCAAGAAAATCTACTTTGACCCCAGCCTTGGGCGGCAAGCTTCCATGTTCATACCGGCAGAGGACATCATCCTGCCCTACGGGACGACCGACTTGGATACGTGCTACCGCATCACGCACGTCATGCGCAAGACCGAAAACGAGATTATCAAGCTCCAGAAAGCGGGGTTCTACCGCGATATTGAGCTGCCTGAGACAGACAAAGACCGCAGCGACATCAAGCAGGCCAAGGATAAAGAGACGGGCTTTAGCGACATCAACGATGACCGGTACACAGTTTATGAAGTCCATGTTGACTTGGACATCACAGGATTCGAAGACGAAGACAAAGAAGGCATGACCGGCATCGCGCTGCCGTACGTGGTGACGATGATTAAAGGCAGCAACGATGTGCTGGCCATCCGCCGCAACTGGCTGGAAGACGACGAGCTAAAACTCAAGCGCCAGCACTTTGTGCACTACCAGTACATCCCCGGCTTTGGCGCCTACGGGTTCGGGCTGTTCCACCTCATCGGTGGGTTTGCCAAGAGTGCGACCAGCATCATGCGCCAGTTGGTGGACGCCGGTACGCTGTCCAACCTGCCCGGTGGACTCAAGGCCAAAGGACTGCGCATCAAGGGCGACGACACACCCATTCAGCCGGGCGAGTTCCGTGACGTTGACATTGGCTCCGGTGCGCTGCGTGACAACATCCTGCCGCTGCCGTACAAGGAGCCCAGCCAAGTCCTTTACACGCTGCTCAACAACATCGTTGAGGAAGGTCGTCGGTTCGCGTCCACGGCGGACATGAAGATTAGCGACATGTCCGGTCAAGCCCCGGTGGGCACAACGCTGGCGTTGCTGGAGCGCCAGCTCAAGGTCATGTCGGCGGTTCAAGCCCGACTGCACTACACGTTCAAGCAGGAGCTGCGGTTGCTGGCGGCAATCATCCGTGACTACACGGAGCCAGCGTACGACTACCAGCCAGACGTAGGTGGCCCGACCGCCAAGCAAGAAGACTACGACCATGTTGACGTGATTCCCGTCAGCGACCCCAACGCGGCCACCATGAGCCAGCGGGTTGTCCAGTACCAAGCGGTCATGCAGATGGCGCAGGCTGCGCCTGACATTTACAACATGCCTCAGTTGCACCGCAACATGCTGGAGATTCTGGGCATCAAGAACGCCGACAAATTGGTTCCCCTGCCGGACGACCAGAAGCCACGTGACCCGGTAACGGAGAACATGGCGGTGCTCAAGGGCGACCCGGTGAAGGCATTCCTGAACCAAGACCATCAGGCGCATATTGCGGTGCACATGTCCATGCTGCAAGACCCCATGATTGCAGCCAGCATCGGGCAAAACCCCAAGGCTCCGGTAATCCAAGCCGCGCTTATGGCGCACGTTGCCGAGCACGCAGGCTACCAATACCGCAAGCAGATTGAGGCGCAGTTGGGCTTGCCCCTGCCGCCCGAAGACGAGGACTTGCCACCGCAAGTTGAGCAGGCGCTGTCCAGCATGATGGCGCAGGCCGCGCAGCAAGCATTGCAGTTGAACCAGCAGCAAGCCCAACAGCAACAGGCGCAACAGCAGGCTCAAGACCCGATGGTGATGATGCAGCAGCAGGAGTTGCAGCTCAAGCAAGGCAGCTTGCAGTTGGAGGCAAAGAAGGTGCAGCAGGACTTTGCAATTGAACAAGCCAAGCTGGAGCTGGAAAAGCAGAAGATGGTATTGGATGCGTCAGCCAAAGCAGATGCCAACAACGCACGCAAAGAAGAAAGCGCGGCACGCATGCAGTTGGAGGGCGTTAAGACAGGTGCATCCATCCGCGAAAAGCAAACCCAGCAAGCCATGCAGATGCAAAAAACCACACCAACGGAGACTGAAGAATGATTCAAGATTTCGCACGCGTATTGCGCGAACAAATACGCACGGACATGAACAACTACGCGGACGACATGGCTGGTGGGGCCTGCCGTTCTTTTGAAGAGTACCAAAAACTTTGCGGGGTGATTCAGGGCCTAGCCACCGCAGAGTCCTACCTATTGGCCCTGCTGAAGAAAGTTGAAAACGATGAGTGACATCCTTTTGCCTCCGGGGGTCGAAATGCCCCCACCCATCCAAACAGCGGAAACCCCGGATGAGACGCTGACAGATGCTGAAAAAGCCAAGCAGTTACCCGACCCATCGGGGTACAAGCTGTTGTGTTTCTTGCCTGAAGTTGAAGAACTGATTGAAGGCACAAACTTCCTAAAGTCGAAAGACATGATGAAGCGTGAAGAAATAACCACAGCAGTTCTGTTTGTGGTCAAAGTTGGCCCCGACGCCTACTCCGACAAAGCCAAGTTTCCCACAGGCCCTTGGTGCAAGGAAGGCGACTTCATCCTCACCCGCACGTACGCAGGTACACGGTTCAAGATGTACGGGCGCGAGATGCGCTTAATCAACGACGACCAAGTTGAAGGTGTTGTGCAAGACCCGAGAGGAATCACCCATGTCTGAATTTAAATTTCCCGACGAGATTGAAGACGAAAAAACCGTCACCGTTGATATTGAAACCGGCGATACCGATATTGAAGTTGAAATCGTAGACGATACCCCAGAGCAAGACCGGGGCCGTAAGAAACTGGAAGAGCCGGTCGAAGACCCAACGGAAGAAGAATTGGAGAAGTACAGCTCCAATGTTCAAGAACGCATCAAGAAACTTACTCACGCACGGCATGATGAGCGCCGCGCCAAAGAGTCCACCCTGCGCGAAAAGCAGGAGTTGGAACGGTTGGCCCAAGCCTTGATGGACGAGAACAAGCAGCTCAAGGGCTACGTGGAGCAGGGCACAAAGCAGATTGCTGCTTCGGGCCTGTCCGCGGCTGAAGCCGAGATGGCAACAGCGCGGCGTCAGTACAAGGAAGCACAGGAATCCTTTGACACAGACGCCATCATCGCCGCGCAAGAAGCCATGACCGACGCCAAGTTCAACTTGGAGCGTGCCAAGAGTTTCCGACCCGCCCCTTTACAAACGTACAGCGATAGTGTACAAACGCAACAACCTGTGGCCCAACAGGAAAAACCGGACCAAAAATCCCTGCGCTGGCAGGCAAAAAACCAGTGGTTCGGTTCTGAAGGGTTTGAGGACATAACCAGCTATTCATTAGGGCTGCACCAAAAGCTAGTGAACTCGGGTATTGACCCGCAAAGTGATGAGTATTACGCTCAGATTGACAACAGTGTAAGAACCAAGTTTCCCGAAGTGTTCGGGAGTAGCCGGAGTGAAAAGAACCAGAGTGAAAAAAATCAGCGTCCCGCATCTGTGGTAGCCCCAGCGACCCGTTCGTCAGGGCCGAAGAAGATTCAGATTACCCCGTCAGCGCTTGCGCTGGCAAAGAAGTTTGGATTAACCCCGCAGCAGTACGCTGCTCAAGTAGCAAAATTGGAGTCTTAATACTATGGCAACTCGTGACACTCGTGACCTTGTTTCTCGTGAAAAATCTGCGCGTAAGGTTTACCGACCTTCCAGTACATTACCTGACCCCGACCCAATTCCCGGTATGACGCACCGCTGGATTGCGACACATATCCTAGGGCAATCCGACCCTACGAACGTGTCGCGTAAATTGCGTGACAATTGGGTTCCGTGTAAGGCAGTGGATTACCCTGAGATGATGCTAACCGGCAACGAAAAGACAGGCAACATCGAGATTGGCGGGCTGATGCTTTGTGCACAGCCAACCGAGAACGTAGAAGCTATGGCTGAGTACTACAGCGGGCAAGCACAACAACAGATGGACTCGGTAGACAATAGCTTCTTGCGTCAAAATGACCCGCGCATGCCGTTGTTTTCGGAAAGAAAATCGACTTCAACGCGTGGCGGTTTTGGTCTCGGTCTTAAATAAATAGGAGTTTTTTCATGGCATATCCTGTCGTATCAGCTCCGTACGGACTGTTGCCGCAGAACCTTATTGGTGGTCAAGTATTTGCAGGTTCCACCCGCATGTACAACATTCAGTACGGTTACGCGACCAACATTTTCTACGGTGATTTCGTTGTTCTGTCCCGTGGTTTTGCCACACGCGCCTCAGTTTCTACTGGCTCTAGTCTGAATCAGACCGTCGGTATTTTCTTGGGATGCACCTACACCAACCCCACGACTAAGCAAAAGTTGTTCTCGCAATATTGGCCCGCAAGCACCGCTGCCGGTGACTGC